TTTGAGTTGCACATTGAGTCCGAGGCGTCACTTCCCAGCAATGCAAATATGTCTGCGGAAACAGAAAACGTAGACAGTAACATAGACCTTGGTACACTGGCAAGTTTTAACAACGGAAGCCAATTAACGGCAGGAGAAGACTACTCAATAAGAGGAAGAATTGGAAACAAAAGAGCGTACGGATTACAATTTACATTAGACACCACTTTAGGAAGACCAAAATTTAGATCTTTGAAGGTGGCAGGAGCTACAACATTTAGAAACTCAGGAACAGCAGAATAATGGCTATATTAAGCAAAGGAACAACTTACGCCGATGGCGATCAAATAACATCAACGAACCTAAATGCACTTGTTGATAGCGCTACGTTCGCGGCTGGAGCAGTAGCGAATAACGGGGTAGAGCTTAACGGAAGTGGCCAGCTAGAAGTCCGTGGTAACGTAGACATCGGAACATCTAATCTGACAGCTACTGGTACTATTAGCCTGGGTGCTACTACGTTTAACGATAACAATATTACTAATGTTGGATCGATTGCCGTAGACACCATCATAGCAGACAATACAGATGTTACTATTGATGCTGCTGGAGATATTATTTTGGATGCTGATGGCGCGCAGGTCAGGATCAAAGACGGTGGAACAGAGCGGTTTGTATTTAATTTAGGTACAGCTGCTGAATTAGATGTTATTGGAGACTCAGTTACAATTCATTCAAACACAAGCGATGCTGACATAATTTTTAAAGGCAACGATGGCGGATCTACTGTTACAGCACTTACGCTTGATATGTCAGCCGCTGGAGCTGCTACGTTTAATGACAAGGTTGTTGCTACAGAACTAGATATATCTGGAGACGTAGACATTGGTGGTATAATTACTATATCTGATGCCACACCAATAATCAGAACTATATCCAACAGCGAAGATCTTACTCTGCGTGGAGGAAACACAGATGCAGGTGGACAGATAAAACTGTACGGTTCTACAGCGTCTTCAACTGGTAATGATATTCATTATTTTGCTAACGAACACGAGTTTTGGAATACAGGGGCTACATCTAAAATTGCGTTTAATGATAACGAAATTTCCTTTGGTTCGGCTCAGGATGTAAATCTTTATCGCTCTGCGGCGGATACCCTAAAGACGGATGATAGTTTTGAGATTGTTGGCAATATAGACGTAGACGGAACTACTAACTTAGACGTAGTAGATATTGACGGTGCGGTAGACATGGCAACAACACTAGCGGTTGCTGGTAATGTTGATTTTAACGGCGATTTAGATGTCGATGGTACTGTGACAGTGACATCCCTTTCAGGTGTATTAGCAAACGGCGTTACTGCAACTACTCAAAGTGATGGAGACAATTCCACTAAAGTGGCTACCACCGCGTATGTGGATGCAGCTACTGGCGGAGGAGAAGGCGGAGCGTTCACAACGCTTACTGCGTCTGGTGATGTAAACTTCGACTCAGGTACGTTCTTTACCGATGTTTCTGCCAATAGAGTAGGAATTTTAAACACCAGTCCAAGTGTAGCTCTTGATGTTACTGGGGAGTTAAACCTGTCGAGCCATGCGACGCTTGGAGCAAATCTTGTTCTTAAACGCGATTCGGATGCCTGGACGTCTACAACAACTTGGCTCAATATTTCTGACTACGGCATATTAAACTCAGGCGGATCTCATGCTCTTACTCTAAACGGAAACGGATATAGAAGTACTGCTGGTTGGACATCCTTTAATAACGATTCACGAGATGGAGCAACCCAGATTTGGCAATACCCAGAAGGGTATATTACATTCAACGCCAATAATAACTGGGCGACAACAACTGATGGAACTAATAAAACTGTTACGGAGCGTATGCGGATTAATGGCGATACTGGAAACGTCGGAATTAACGACTCTACGCCTACCTACAAGCTCGATGTAAATGGCACTGGTCGTTTTGTTAATGATTTAACTTTAGACGAGGATTTAATCCATAACAGAACAGGAGCGGGGGCGTTTCCTGGTTATAGTGCTGGTACATTTGGTGCAATTCTTGAAGATGGTGGATCGAACGGATCAACCTTATACATGAGTCGTAAAAACTCGTGGGCTTTATATCTTGCCACAGACACTACGCTTAACGCTCAAAGCGATAAACTTGTAGTATTTTCAGACTTAAACGGTCAAAGCGGAGATGCAGATAACATTGTTGGAGATATTACAATCACTTCTAGTGCTACAGCGTTTAACACCTCTTCTGATTATCGTTTAAAAGAAAATGAAGTAGATATTTCGGATGGCATTGATCGCTTAAATCAACTTAAACCGTATCGCTTTAATTTCAAAAAGAATACCGATAGGGTAGTAGATGGTTTCTTTGCTCACGAAGTTTCAGATATTGTTCCAGAAGCAATAACAGGAACTAAGGATGCAATGAAAGATCAGGAGTACGAGGTTTCTCCTGCGGTCTATGAAGACGTCGTGCATCCAGCAGTGGAAGCTACTTACGATGAAGACGGCAATGAGCTTACTCCCGCTCAGGAAGAGTACACAGAAAGCGTTCTAGTTACTGAAGCAGTGAAAGACACTCGCAGTGTTCCTGACTATCAAGGCATTGACCAATCTAAACTAGTACCGCTTCTTACCGCAGCACTGCAAGAAGCCGTAGCCAAGATCGAGGCTTTAGAAGCTAGAGTTCAAACATTAGAAGGATAACATGAGCGATCTAATAACACCAGGAATACCTGATATAGGCCCAATTTCGGCCTCTAACGAAATTGCAAACACATGGGGTACAGGAGACAGCCTGGATCGTCAGGTCAGCACGTTCGCAAGGAACAATCCAGAAGCTGCTGAAGAAGCTGCTAAAGCTGGGATGGATCTCGAAACGTATTATCTATATGAAATCCTTGGGCTGAATCCAGGTTCTTCTCAGCAAAACTTCTTTCAAAAAGTAGGTTCAGAAATTACGAATGTCGCAAAAAATAAAGTTGGGAATGTAGTCGATATTGGCAAAGAAGCATTTAGTGCTGGTAAGAATGTTGCAAAAGGGAAACCTAAAGCCGCACTAAATAACGCAGGGAATCTGGCAGATAAAGTTATAGAACTTCCGAGTTTCGGGACAAGTGAAGATGGCCCTGTCGGTAAACCAGTACACCAAAAGGTAGCAGATGCCTTCAACACTGAGGCACTAACCTCTGGTGCATTAAACTTCGGCAAAAATATTGTAGGTTCAGCTTCATCAATGGGTGGAGGCGTGGTTGGGAAAATAGCAGACGCTGATGAGGCAACAGTAATGGACAGCGGTGCAGCGGTAGGAATTTTAAGAGATGATATAACGGGAGAAGGAACCTTTTTAGGAGGTGCAAATACACTTATGGCAGACGACGAAAGAATTAATTACGACACTAGCACCTCAGGATCTAATCAAGGTTCTTCGGGGATGGATAGTAGGCTTGAAGGGTACTACAACATTCTTAGAGAACAGGGACCAGAGGCAGCAGCGATATACGCAGAAAACCTCGGACTTTTTGTTGAGGGAGTTGGTTCTGCATTATTTGGTGCAGCACGGCAGTACACAGACGAACAGCTAATGTCATACGGGAGATCAGTGGGCATCAACGATGGCTCTGTTCCAACCATTCAAGAAATTACTCAAGCTGGTGTTGTCCTAGATCCTTCTGAAGAAAGAAGGGTTATGGATTCCCTCATGGGTAGTCAGGTTGCTGGTGGAAGGCAGTTTGATCCTGCGGTAGCACAATCCGCTATTGATATGAACCAGATGATGTACAACCGCAGACAACCGTTCATTACAGCTGGTATTAACGCATCAAACATTGCTCCAGGTATTCAATTTGGTGGAGGTATAGCTGCAACAATGGAAGGTGCTTTGCCTTCTTTTTCTGACATTTTTAAGATGGATCAAGCGGATATACAAAACAAATTCAACCAACAGCTTCTAGCGTCTCAAGAAAGTGCATCAGATATAAACAAAATCCTTGGAACGGTTAATGCCGTTTCTGGTGCGTACGAATCAAATCTTTTTGGATTTAAGGATTTAATAGATACTACGAAAGAAAATCTTGGAATAGGACAAAAGAAAGAAAACCAATTTGTTATGCAAGATGATACTCTTGAAGATTTGTACAAAAAATATATAACAGGAGGAGGATAATTATTATGAGATTCGGACAACTACCATCAGTTCGGGAGATGACTCCTGATATTACACCTTTGCTTCAAGCTAGCCAGATGAAAGATCAGGCGTTCCAAAACATTACTGGGACTATATCTCAGTTAGCTGCACAAAAGCAGCAGAAGGAACTAGATAAACAAAAGAAACAGCAAGCTATAGCTGCTGTAACTCCTTTTCTGGAATCCCTTAAGCAGATGAATCCTAAGCTTAAAAATGTTAATTTTAGTGCTGCTGACTTAGTTGGGGCGGTTGGGGCAGACAAAGCTATGTCTCAAGTCCAAGATCTAATGACCGCTCTAAGCAATGAAAGAAATAAGGCGCAGGAGCTTGCTCTTCAAGGACAGGCAAATAAACTTGCTAGGAAAAAATTTAAGAAGGATAAGAAAGACGAAGAAGAAAAAGAACAACTTGATAATTTTAATCGCGTAAAAGGTGCTGAATTTTCAAATCTTAGAGCTAGTGTAGTAAGGGATCTAGGAGGGTCAGTAAAAGATGTTGATACTTTAGAGGGAATAACTCCTAGTGTTGTTTATGATAAAGTATTAGAAGTTTACAATAGTTCTCCTGATAAATATAAAAATCTTAATAAAGAAGATTTTAGCAGCCTTCAATCATCCGTTACTGACAGACTGTCTGAAATTGCAAAAGCTAAAGGAGAGGCTAGACAAAAGCTAGGTGAGGGAGAAATGAACTTTGAAAAGGTCAAAGAGTTATACTTCAGTAAAAAATCCAGTTTCTTAAAAGGTCTTAACGGGACAAAGGAAACTTTGAACTCACAAGATAGGATAAGAAGAACTGCTGGCGAGCTTAGAACATTCCTAGAAGATTATGTTGCTAGTGGACGAAGTCAAACCATAGATCAGCTTTTAGAGTCTAAGTTCAGGGGATCAGAGTTCGCGAACGTTATTGCTAAAGTAAAAGCCCTTGGTGGACAAGTTGGAGCAAGCCAGCTCATTGCTATGAGGCGAAACTCTAAGGACGGATCTTCGGGGTTTGGTCAGCTAACACAGGCAGAGCTTACTTTGCTTGAAAATTTATTTGGTGCAATTATTAACGAAGACGGAGAGATTGCTCCTACTCGTACGCTTTTAGATACGATGATACAAGTCGAACAAGTTATGGAAGGAAGACTTGCCCGAACAGAACAGATAGCTAGGGAGGAGTTTGGTGCATTGGCTAAGTCTTACGAAATTGACAATTTTGAAAGTTTTATGGTTCCTGACGGTGCACCTAGTGCATCATTAAGGCCTACAAGCGGATTAGGGCCTGTATTTAGGCAAGATACAAACAGAACCTCTTATCAGTTCAATACCGTCGAGGGATTAGTCCCTACAAGCGAATAACTTTAATTTTAAAGCTTTTGATATGTCTGAAGTAGTTGATATAGAATATCTGGATGAAATATTTGAGGTTCCTGAAGAAGGTTTAAAATTCTTGCAGTCTCTTCCCGTGGATAAACAACAGGAAGAGCTTCAGAAAATGTATTTGGGCGTAAAGCAGTCCAGAAAAGACAAGGAAATTAAAATAGAAAAGTCTAATGAAGCCAAAAGAATTCTATCTAGATTTGATCCAACAGTAGAAATTGACCAGTACTCTCCTCAACAGACAGAAATTCCAGGACTTGGCAAGGGTCCAAAGGAACCTTTTATAGCTTCTGCATTGATGATTCCAGAAGAAGATCTAGACACTACTTCTGGACTTTCTTATGGTGTTAGGTCAAAGCTTTCTCTTTTAGCTTCACCAGAGGCTAGAAGAGTTTTTCTAGAAAATGCTACAGGCGGAAAGCTTGAAACTTTAGAAATAAACGGCAGACCTGAAGACTATATAAGATACCGAGACGGGAAAGTTGTTCAAGTAGACGAAAAAGGATTCAGACCTAGGGATGCAGGAGACATGATGGGTGAGGTTCTTCCCCTTGGGGCGGAAGTCGGTGCAACCCTTGCCGTAATTAAGGCCGCTGCTCCTACTGGTGGAGCATCTCTTCTTACCCTTGGAACAGTAGGTCCTGCTGCTGGAGCAGCAGCTAGAGAATTTCAGTCAGTAATTGCTCAGGAAGGTATTCCTTTTATGTTCGAAGGTTTAGCCCCAGAAGCTCAGGTTGATTTTACGGATAGCCTTGGCAGGGCTGCAACAGAATTTGCTGTTGGTGCAGTACTAGAAACTGTACTAGTTGGTGTAGGGAAGTTCGCATACAAACCTAAAGCTATAGCAAAAACATTAGAAGCTGAAGTTGCTGACCAATCGGCGAAATCAGCAAAAAGTTTTAACAAAAAATACGAATTTGAAATAGAGTCAGGGGGTCTTTCTAGAGTTACAGAAGCACCAATGGCTAAAGATGATTTTGAGTTCCTTATTGGCAGCAGACCTGGATCAATGGCTATTCCCGTTGAAAGAGTTGGTACAAATATAAAGAATGTTCCAGACGTTATTTACGGAACAGAAAGGTTAGCTAAAAAAGAAGCTGCAGATACTGTTGTAAGAAACGCAGACAGACTCGAAAAGGCAGTAGTTCAAGCTGAAAAATCAGGAATACAACAAGTTGATTTGCTTGTTAGAGAAACAAATTCTGGTCTAGCAAGGCTTAAAGAATTTGCTTTAGGTGGAGGTGCGCCAAGGGCGGCTGCGGAAAGAGCTAGTTTAGTTTCCGCTGAAGTTGTTGAACAAACTGCTAGAAGCATAAAAAAAGAAAGCGATGAACTTTATGGGAAAGTCTTTAAGTCTGCTGCTGAAGAAGAAGTCGGGATTCCAATAAAAGATTTAGTACAAGTAGTTAGAGGTAAAACAATAAAGGCAAAGGGCGAAAAGAAATTAGCTCCCAAAAAGGTAGATACTGTAGTTAATTATCTTTTTGATGAAGTTATTCAAAAATATGAATTTAAAAATATTGCTGAGTTAAAGGATAGTGACTTTTGGAAAAACAATTCATTGGTTTCGTTTGCAGATCTTGATTTATTTTATAAAACAAACAAACAAGCCTTTGATACAAGTTCTACTTCTAAAAATTTATCAGCTAGAGATCTGGATCAAAGACTGAATAAATTAAGAAAGAAAGTAGCATCTAAATCCCAAGGGACAAAAGATGCTTTAGAAGCGGCAGATGGTTTTTATAATGAAACATATGTTCCGTACAAAAACAATGTTTACTCTAAGTTTTTTGGAAGCGAAGCTTTTGGTTTACAAAAGCCTGAAGTAGGAAATGCGGGAATAATTAGCATTTTAAAAGGAGACAATCCTTTAAAGTCCATTCAAAACATTAAATCTGCTAGGGAAAATATAGACAAATTTTCGGGACCTAACTCTGAAGCAAGAAGGATGTTTGACCAATCCTTAAGGTATCAACTTCTTTATAAAACTGGATTTTTGGGAGAAGTTGGCACAGTACCTAATGGAATAACTGGACAGGAAAAGTTTTTGTTTGATGAGGTTTTTGGCCCCAATATGTCTGATACAGTTCAGTCATTAAGCAAAGATGCTAGAATTCTTAACGTAGAAATAGATGCCAAGAAGACTCAGAAAATACTTCAAAAATACGTCAGAGAAGGAAATATAGAAGGTAGCAAATATAAAAATTCTGTTTTTAATTCTTTGAAAAAAATAGAAGACGCTAAGGACTTAGAGGCTCGAAATTTATTTAACACTAAAAGTGCGTTCGAGGTTATTCAGGGAGATCTAGATGGTGCTGGTAGGCTTATAATAAAAAAGAAAACCAATACTGATTCAGTTCACAACTTTATGAAGGAACTGAAACCAATAGAAAAAAAGTACTTTAGAAGGGCCACCCTAGCTGCGTTGATAGACAAATATGGAGCCCCCGATGGTGACGGGTTGTTATTCAACGGCAAAAAGGTTCTTGAAGTGATAGAAAGTAATCCTTCAAAGTACTACGGGGAAAACGGAATCTTTGGGCCTGATGGAAGAAAGAAGCTAAAACCATTTCTTGAGTTAGCCGATACTTATAACTTAGACATTAAAAAGGCTTCAAAAACCACTGTAGGGCAAGTAAGTTACGGAAATAGAATTATATGGAATGCAGCAGATCCAGGATCTCCGACGATTATTACAAACTTATTAAGCAATCTGTCTCCAACTGCGATTAAAAATAGGATAAAATCCAGGATAATGGCTACTGCCTACCTGACCGACAGCTTTGATAAGAAATCAGTTAAAGGATACCTGGCAAGGAGATCCAATTCCAATTTTAATTACGATGAAGAAGTAATAAATCAAGTGGTAAGGGATATGCTAGTTAAGGAAGATGGTATAGAGTTTTTGCTAGGCTACGATGATGAGCTAAGGGCAACAATGGTAGAATTCTTGGGAGGCTCTGGAACACAAAGTGCTCAGGGCCAAAAAACATTTATAAGAGAATCTATTTTAGATCGCCAATAAGCTTACGGTACTTCTCCTTAGTGCTCTCCCTCTTTGAGCGCTTCAGGAGCCTCTTGTACTTCCTTAGAAGCTTATCCTTGTCCGTTAGGTGCTTGGGGTGAATTGGGTTCTCAGAATAATCCTGGCCCCAGTACTCAACCAACTGAATTACTGCATCTTCTTTAGAAACTCCTAGATGCTTAAAGTACCTGTTGAAAGCGTTTATGACCTTCCCCTCAAAAGCGTTGACCTCTCGTTGGAGTACTTGCCTAACGTGCCCCGTCTTATGATCGTGATCTAAAACGGGGTCCGTTATAGGCAACCCAGATATAGGGTCTATGCCCTTCTGTTTTTTAAGGGCTGCTTCTCTGTAAAGCTTAATCTCTTTATGTTTAAGCTTCTTCGCCATAGTTCAGCCCAGAAAAGAACTGGTAGTTATCGTTCAGCTTCTCGAAGGCAGTAATGCCCCATTTCACCTTAGATTTCGGCCACTTCTTTACCTTCATGTCCGCTGACTCGCAGTCGAACACAACGCTGAACACGTCTGGAATGTAATCAAGTTCCCACTGCTTGGAGATAATCTGAGCTTCAATAGCTAATTGGCAACAGTCAGTGTCGTAGCTCTTGTTCTTATCGTTCCTGAACTTGAAGTCGTACAGCTCGTACTTCCCCTTATCGTTCATGCAAATAAGATCAAGCATCCCAGCGACGTTAAGATCATCATCTAGCACTGAAAGCTCCATGTGTACTGGAGCTGAAGAAGCACTAGAGATGTGCTCTATGAACTTAGCTGCGTACTTCTCGTACGGGCCGTAGTAATTAGATCCGTCTTGGTACTGCTTTAGGGCCTCTTCTAGACCCGCGTGAGCCTTTGTACCGAACTCTGATGACGTGACCTCAGTCCCGTCTTCGTCTGTCCTGTAACCCCATAGACGCTCTTTGAGCTTCGCTGGTGGATCGTCTGGGTACTTCTTAGTGAACTCAATAAGCTTGTTCTCTCTCCAGATGTTCATGTCGAACCCCGACAATCCCTTTGGCATGATAGAGAGAATACCAGTGACCGAAGGAGATACACCCCCGTGCTTCTTGGCTTTCGGAATACTGTTTACGGAATCAACTAGAGATACTTTACCATCGCTGTTTTTTTCATAGAAGTGCATATCTATTTAGCTACACGGTTCACAATTTCTTGCTTAATTTCTTCTATATCGGCCCCAGTGAGGTTCTCCCAGGCTCGCTCTACGTTTCTCTTAGCAAGATCGTGACCGAACTTCACAAGAGCGCTAGAGGTCATCCCTTGAAGAATATCAAGAACTGACTGATTATTGAACTGGTCTTGGATCATGTGATCCTTAACTTGTTCGTCGGATATGTTTTCTACTTTTAGATCTTTAGACATAAAGCCAAAGATGCTTTTTCAGTTCTGGAATGCAAGCTTTTTTTACTTCATCTCAGAATCTTCTTTAAGCCTATCCTGAACTAGCTTGGCGTACCCCTGAATGTCCTCGTATGTATCGAGGTGCTTGTAGTCCGCAGTAACCGCTCTAGAGATCTTGCTGAGTATCATGTCGAAAGCCTCGCATACATCAAACGGCAGTTCGGAGTACTTTACTCCATCACGAACAACACGCTTCAGCCGTTGGGCTATCTCGGCGTTGTCAGAGAACCTACCGTACGTTTCACCACGTTTTTTCAATGTTCTATCTATCATATCAATGTTCCCTAATTCTAATTTCTCTAATTCCGAATTGATGAAGTGCTTCTGCACAATCAGGGCAAATGTGTTTGTGCCCATAAATCCAAACTACGCTAGGAATCATTGATAGATCAATTTTTTTTAGCTCATCGATCAATCGGATCTCAGCGTGTTCTGATTCACAAAGATCGGGCTGAACGCCAGTGGGCAGATCTAACCTGGCACAGACTTGTCCAGTGTTCTCGCAATAATTAGCAGCTGTAACAAATCTCTCTCCAACCCAGCAACCAGCAGCAACAGCTTTTTTCTGGCAGGTGCTTTTAGGCTGAACCATTAGTCGTAAATATTCAAACTCAGTCATAGTGCCATCGGATAAACGCTAACCTCATCAAGATCATTTCGACCTCCGTTTTCCACAAACCCACACGCTATTGCTGGCTTAGGGCCGTGCTTTCCGTACGCCATTGCGTAACTTGCGTGGTCAATCCCGCAGCCAGATTGCATACCGAAAACCCTAAAGGAGTCACCAACCGCCCATTGCACGTAGCACTCCGTGTGATAATGCCCCTGCACGTTATTAACCATATCGGCCTTAGCCCTTTGGATGCCTTTCTTGCCCTCTCCGTGGCAGTACTTAACTCCATCTATATGGATACTTTCGTGAAATTTCCAATTAGGTGTACCTAGAACCTCTGGGCACGTGCGAATCCATCGCTTGCTTACCCCTGCACTAAACGCCTTACGGGATACGATCCTATCATGGTTCCCGATTACTACATCAGCCTTTGGGAATGCTCTGTACCAGCGCTTAACCTTCTTGATCGATAGGTCTAGCTCATCGCCAGCAGACATCCCATCTGGGTCCTGCTCGTGAAACGAACTATAATGTGAGTCAATTATGTCTCCAATGAATAGAACTCTGTTGCAGTTCTTTTTCTTGTACAGCTTTTTGCAGAACAAAAAATATTTGTCTAAACAAAAAGGTTCATGGAGGTCTCCTACTATTAGTAATCTATTCATAATAAGTTGGAGGCTAAGAATTCTGTACACAAGGCTCCGAACTCTTCGTCTTTGCAATCTACGTACTCTTGCGTACTGTAAACGGCGTGATAAATTTCGTGAGCTATAAGCGGCTTATCGTTGCTTTCCGTATAAACCAATATCCAAGGCGAAATTGTCCAACAACATCCCCTGCACTCTCCTAGTTCTATATCTTCGGTTATTCCAGACCTCTGAACCCATTTCTTAAAGGATTCAAAAGACCCACCTACCTGAACTAGGTAAGTTGTTGGCAAAAAATCAGATGATATATCAAACCGTTTCATAAAAAAAAGGGGCCTAGGAAAACATGAAAAACCTAGACCCCCTTGCTGTGCATTGTAACCGTCAGAACGCCTCTTCTTCCGAAGAGGAAATTTTATCAGATGTATCAGATGTAGGAGATTCGATGAACTCCTGAAACGAGTCCCACAGATCCCTAGCTAAATCCAGTGACTCGCTTGGGGTTCCTCCTCGTTCAGCAGCGATCTTGAAGATCATTGCCAACGAGATGGCTTGATCCCTAGCGGCTCCCTTAGTCTGAGCTGGCGTAGCTGGTGTAGCACGTGGAGGCTGTTGTACGCCTTCAGGCTTTCCGAAGGAAACCTTCCTCTTACCTGTCTTAGTCCGCCCTTTATCTACTGTTTCCACGATAGATCCAACATTGGCCCACCAAGGGGACTCGCTAGTTCCGTTAGCAAAAACGGTATCAGTCGAGCCTTCCAGCACAACTGCAAACGGGTACATCGTCCCGTACTTTGATTCCCAAGGGTCTGAGAATCGTTCGAATGATTTTATGGTATCCATACGTACTAAAAGGCATCAAAATCAGAGTCTGTCAAGTCCCAATCTGACATTTCTTCATTTTTTTCTATTTTTTCTAGATTTTGAATATCAGTATGGAACATTCGTCGGCTCTTTTGGAACCACAGATCCCTGTAAACGAGTATTCCGCTGTTCCTTTGCTTAGATACGTAGAACTTACCGTCGGGTTCTTCTGTTTGCTCTCCAGCTTCTAGCTTCTTCTCCTTCTCCTTATTTCTCCAGATGAGTGCAATGCTGTGAGATGCAGCTACTATGCCCTGTCCGCCCAGTATATGCTCGTTCTCTGGAACACCAGCCGTAGTCGCCTTCTTTGCGTCACAGTGTGCAATTAATATTACCGTGACGCGGTTATCGAGGGCGAATTTCGCTGCTTGCTTCGCTATACGCTCCTGACCGTTCCAATCGTCTTTCGCTGTTAGGTGCATCAGAGCATCTATCACAAATATATCGCACCCGTACCTTCGATTAGCGTACAGAAAATCATCCTTTAGGCTTTCCCATGAGTTGTCTACACCCTCCTCGGATTCTACGAACCAAAGTTTATCTGCAAGAACCTGCACCTCATCCTCGATCTTGTCAGGATTTGGGCATTTACCGTTCTGCATCCATAGCATCTGCATCAGCATCGACGAACTAGGTATCTCAAACGATGCAACACATCCCCTGCGATCATTTGCTGCCATTTCGTGCAGTACCATCTGGTACATCAACTGAGATTTGCCATGTCCTGCGTAACCACCCAGCGTGACCAGCTCTCCCTCACGAAGTCGGAACGGAAGCTCAGGCCACATAAATGGGTTATGAGCCTTTTCGGACTCGTACCTGTGTACCTCATCAGCAACGTCGGCTCCTAAACTTGCTGCTGTACGTATTGTAGGAGGATCATTTGATTCCGCAGATTGTACTAGATCGGGAGCATCTGTAGGACGTTTCCGCAATAAATCGTTAGCATCGTTCACATCCTCTGGGTACTGCACAGTCTTGCACCTTTGAAGACCAAGGCGTTTAGCTATTTCCTTTGAAGCTCTCTGCCCAGCCTCATCGTTGTCCATAGCAATGTAGATGTTCTCGAAACGAGACAAAGCCTCGTAGTCGTTGTCAATCCAACCTAGGTTAGACACCCCGCTAGGAACAGACAGGCACGGCATCCCTACATCCATCTGATCCCAGGACATTGCGTCTATCTCCCCCTCGGTAATCAGAATACTCCTGTCGTTGTCAGTGACGTTCTGCCACCCCCAGAGCGTGTGCCACGCTTTAGTGCTCCAGATGTCTTTTTTACCGTTGTTCCGTAGGACACCCGTGCTTTTCAACATCACGTAATTGTCATCGGGATCATAGAACCTAGCAGCCCAGAAATCCTCATTCACTGCACTGTACCGCTTATGAGATCGAATTCCGTATTTCTGTAGTACAGCCTCAGATAGTCCACGCTCTTGCGACAGGTACTTCATCGCCTCTGTACCGCGCATAGACCCTAGAGCAGTGCTGCTGTCTTTAGAAACAGACGGACGTTCAGCTACAATAACAGGTTTTATGTCGTGTAGGCCACAAATCCGCCTAGCCTCCGTGAACGCTTCTCTCCAACTTGAATGCTTCCTAGCTATCAGTGCTAGTATAGGAATACACTCGCCTGTAGCTGAGTCCTTAGCTAGATACACGCCTCCTTTGGCTCGGAAAACTCCGCAGGACGAACCTTTGTTCCCGTCGAGGTCTCCCATCTCGTAGTTATTCCCACGCTTTTTGGCATCAGGAAAATACTTGCTCATAACGGTATCAATTTGACCCGATAACGCTACGTTAATTTCTTGTGGTGTACTCATTTTTTTTAACTATAAACTTCGAATCCTGACATCTCGTACAGAGAGTCCTTAATTAAATCATCTGCAACAGCACGGACGATTTTGCAAGCATCGGTTTCCCAAGGGCCACAGATGTCCTCTTCGATGTCCCACGTTATGATTTGCTGTAGCCTAGTACTGCGGAAAAAGTCCGCTGGGCCACTCTGGAACAGTACGTCCTTTCCATCCCAAAAAGAGACAAGGACTGGGTTCTCCCACATCTGTTCACTGCGGGCCTCAAGGTACTCCTCTAGGGATTCCTCAAGGGATTTTTCTGAATGGTTCATTTTCTGCATTATGATCCTCCTTAAACATTGATTTCTTGCGATTTTCTCGCTTTTTTTCGTCCTCAGCTCGCGCCTTTACCGCATCGAAATAGTACGTGTCAACGAGCTTTTTTTCGCAAAGAGCCTCCCACCCGTCCTCAACGTAGGTGTCGGCGTGGGTGTAATTCGGCCAGATCATGCCCCCACTGCCGTGAAAGCTGTCTAGGACGAGAGAGCGACCGCTACGACCCCGAACTTCCACCTTGTAGTCGGAGTCAGGCAACTCCTTGAGGCGGATCACTTGACCCGCATAAAGGATGTTGGCTGGAGACAACCGAAACGTGATCACGCTACCTACGTCTAGCATGACAGTCCTCCTTCGTTCATCAATTCAGAGTAATCGAATTCTGGCCAAAAGTCTCGAATGGACTTTAAAGTTCCCTCGGTTCCCATCAATTCGTTGTGATAGATCACCAACTTTTCTTGTATAAGGGACTCGCCTCGACAGAACTCTTTCCCTGCTTCAGTAATGTTCCAATATCCAGACTCTTTCTTTTTGATGTTATTGTTTTTGACCTTAGATAACAGTCCTAGGGAAGCTATCTTGGCGAAGTCACCTCCGCTGTGAGACCCTGTGAAATCGCGAGAATGGTACGCCCTAGGCTCTCGGCTGTTTAATTGGTGTAACTTAAACAATGCCTTCACTGTATTCACAGGAATTTTCCTGTGGTACACTTTATTAAACGTCCCGCAACAGGGACAAATTGCACCCTCCTTGCTCTCTGCTGCCTCTCGCAGCCATCTCCTAGCTTGCGAAATACTCCAGTTAATGTAACTGGATATTTCACTGTGGATTGTTGTGATGAATTCTTGAGGCTTCACTTTAGGCTTCATGAATGACCTCCTTCTGATTAGCGTAATATTCTGCCATCTCTTGCTCGGAGACTCGTTGTTTTTCCTCGACCTCGTGAAACCACATTGCGGCTTCGAATTCGATTTGCGTGTCGGGCTTAATGGCCCGAAGAGTCTGCTCTAGCAGACCCGATATTGTGGGATTTTCGGCCCCCACTGCCTCTTTTGTGTTCTTGTCCATGACCTGCACCCTGCCGACTTACGCTGCGCTGTCAAGAACTTACGTGAACTTTACAGTTATTTAACTGATTAGCGGGAAAACTTAAAGGAAATTCCTACGGATTTACGTCCCCCCACGGGGAACTTAACCTTTACCTTAGATTCACCTTCACTTTCAACTAACTAATTTAACTTAAAAACTAATCATTTTAGGTGCTAAAGCACATAGGGTACTATTACTATTTAGTTATACTTTAGTTATAGGTTAGTTATATGTAAACCATTTGATGTACTACACTAAACCATATGATTTACTTCAGTACATCATTTGATGTTTTTAACAACGCCTCAAAACTGTCCCTGTAATCCCTGTCTACCGTCAGTCTATCAGCGTGGGATGCAAAATAGTGCTCGATGTTAGTGCGATCTCGATCTATCAACGGAGCCAGCGTCCTGGCGGACACGTCGTATTCCCGTAGCACACAGCAAACCACCGCTCGAATCGACGGTAATGGTTCGACTCTGCATCGTTTTTTTAGGTCATTAGAAGTGACTGAGAATAGTTCCTCAGCACATTTTAGGACTGCTGCTGTTGTTCGCTGGTTTTGATTCATTGAGTACAAGCTCATGATTATTTTACTTTTTCTCCGATGTGTAATTTTCTGTAGTTATGTGATCCTACTTTTTTTAAGTACTTCTTTTCGACCAAGAACGAGATCCTGTTCTGGACGCTGTTAGGGTGCTGTACACCCAGTAGTTCTGCTATTGCACGATTACTGGCAAAGCAGCCATCATCTCCACTGAACCCCTGCACGTAGCTCAGGATCAGTTTGTCGATGTGTCTTAGTTTCGGATCGCTGAGTATTTGGGATGAGATCCAGATCCCTCTTGATGGTGACATCCCTACCCCTGACCAAGGTTTTGTGCTGCTGTCAAGCAAAATACCTGCGTTTAAACAAAATACCTGCGTCTTGAAAAACACTGATTTCAAGAAGAAGTGCACCAAGTGGCATAACTGGCAACTGGCTTTTTACGTTTAGGCTTAGGCTTGCTTGGGCTTAGGCTTATTTTGCTTAGGCTTAGGCTTACTTATATATACGTGTTTAAAATGAACCGAAAATTGAGCTGGTGGTACGTGCCCCTGGTGCATGGCACACCGCCGCGCCCCTGGCACTGTAACCAGGATCTCGATACAGAGTACGTAGTTGGATTCCAAGTACAGTAAAAAATATGTGTAGTACTTTTGTGGTTACATCCAGGATTGGTGTCCGTATCTAGAACTTCAATACGAGCAAGGGTAAATTTTTGATGCAGAACGGAGATATATAGAAAACGTAAAAAATAGGTAAATCGTAGACAAAAGAATTTTACAGTAAAACAAGGTTATAATCGAGCCCCAATCCGCCCCGAATTCGAGATATGGCGAAATCGGGCCCCAGAGCCCCGTATTGGCTCAAAAGGGCATAAACTAGGGTTAGGGTATTTATGGATGAACAAAACGCCTCTGAGGCGTACTGTGAGCCCTTAGAAAGGCAACCATCAGCCCCAGATGTATGCGTAAGGGCCCCAGATGCTCGATATGGCCCTTTCGAGCCCCGTAGAGGGTAGGGCACTGCCCTAGCATGGCCCCGTATGCTGGCCGTATGCCGTGGCCCCGATACTCATAAGGCCCCCCCCCAGATACGAAAAGGGCCCCAGAAAC